TTGCGGGGGCTGCCGACACGATTGACCTCGGTCAAAAACGCCGCGCGGAAGATCAACGGCAACCACTATACCGTGATGCGGTTGCTGCTTCTCGGCAAATTAGAGGGCGAAATGATCGATGGCGAGCCCAAGGTGGTGATCGCCAGCATCGATCGCCTCATCGCTGAGCAGCAAGCCGCCGCCTGAGAGAAAGGTTTGAGGAGATTTGCGGCCGACGCGGCCGATCGAAGCCGCGCCGGGTTTCGCAAAAGACGGGCTGGTCGATCGCCAGAGAGACCAGGCCCGTAAAGGGAGGAGTTAGCTCCCGTGGAAGCGCAGCATTTAGGCGGTTTTCCGCCGGTCTACAAGGCCGGTGGGGCTATAATGGCCCACCATCTACATCCGCCTCTTGTGTGCAACGCGCTCGCGCAACTCACCTCGCGCGGCTTTATCGCATTCGCTGATCCCTCGAGGAAACATCGCGAGGTTTGCTGGACGACTCCCGATGGTCGTCCACGCTCCCTGACCTTGCCGAAGGACCAGCACGGCTCCGCCAACATCGCCTCGATGGCGAGGTTGCGTCGGGCATTGGAGACAGAGGGAGCCGCGTCATGAAGCTGACCGGCCCCGAAGAGCGGTTCAAAGAAAAACGCGGCGTCTCGATCGCCATTTTCGGCCCCACGGGCGTCGGCAAAACGACTCTGGCCCGAACGCTCGGCGCGACGGCGCTCTCCTCGACTCTGATTGTCGACATCGAAGCCGGCACGCTCCCAATTGACGACCTTCCGGTCGCGATCGCCCGCGTTCAGACGATGCGCGAGTTCATGGATATCGCATGCGTCATCGGCGGGCCCGACCCGGCGCTTCCGCCGAACTCGGCCTTTTCGAGCGCGCACTATGCGAAGGTCTCAGCCGATCCGGAACTCATGAAGCTCGCGGAATACGACACTTTATTCGTCGACAGTCTCACCGCTTTGTCGCGGCTTTCCTTCACTCACCGCGAGCAATTGCCGGGGGCGCTGACCGACCGCGGTCGGAGAGACTTGCGCTCGGTCTACGGCGCCCACGCCCGCCTCATGCTCGGCACGCTGAACCATCTTCAGCATGCGCCTGGGCGCACGGTCGTGTTCGTCGCGATCCTCGAGCGGGTCGTCGACGACTTCAATGTCGTCACCTGGCAACCACAGCTTGAGGGCGCGAAAACCGCGCGCCAACTGGCAGGGATCGTCGATCAGGTCGTGACGATGAACTGGATCGACTTCGGCGATCGCAAGCCGACGCGCGCCTTCATTTGCACTCAGCCGAATTCGTGGGGCTTTCCTGCGAAAGACCGCAGCGGAAAGCTCGATCAGATCGAGGAGCCAGACCTCGGAAAACTTCTGGCAAAACTCCACCAACGAAAAGAGGCTTAAGATGATCGACTTCAACAACTACAACGACAACGATCTCATCGCGGCAAGGACTGTCGCCGTCGTCCAGATGAACCTGCGCTCCGGGCCAGACTACCTTGACGGCATTGTCAAGCCGACCAAGGCTCGCGACGCCTACGGCCTAGACGTCGAGTACACGGTGCTCGACGGGCCGCACGCGAAGCGGAAGCTTTACGGCTTCGTGCTGACCCAGGGCGAGACGGACGGGCAGAAGTCGATGATCGAGCAGCGCTCGATGCCCCTTTTAAAGGGCATCCTCAACAGCGCGTGCTACCTCGATCCGGCCGACTCGTCGCCCGCGGCGTGCGAGAAGCGCAGGAAAGAGCTGCGCGACTTCGACGGCTTGAGGTTCCTCGCAGAGGTTGGGGTTGAGAAGTCGAAGGACGCCGCTTACCCTGACAAGAACGTCGTCGTCCGCGCGATCACCCGCGACATGCCGCAATGGGGAGGGCGCCCGCCGATCGAGCAGATCGGACCGACCGGCGGCTCCATGGGAGGCGGAGGGCCTAGCGCTCCTCATCCTTCGGCGACGAAAAAGCCGCCGTGGGCCTCGTGATGCGCCGGGCTCAACACGCCGCAATTGCGGCCGATCGCGACCAGGCGACGAAGGAGACCTTCGACGCCTGCGTCGCCCAGGCTCAAGGCCTGGTCGGGGCAGAGGGGCCGATTCGCCCCTCCGTCCCGGTCGGGCGTCTCACCGCGTCCGAATGGGGCTGGATCGTCTCGAGCGTCGTCTCGGCCTGGGTGGGGAGCCGCTCCGCGCATGCAGCGATCGAAGGGCTGGACACCGAGCGCGCGATCCACACGACCGGGCTCGCGCCCGACCCGTGGGACGCGGGCGTCATCGAGGCGTGCTTGCCTCAGTTGGCCGACCACTGCCCCGACGCGCCCTGGGACAAGCCGATCGGCGAGTGGGGGCGGAGCGACATCACCGGCCTCCTCCTCGCCGCCTACGGCCTAATCCAGCGCGCGTTCGCAGCGCGCGACCGCGTCGCGGGCCGGCCTTCCCATCCGGACCTTACCGCGCGCGAGCTTAACGCCGCGGCCGGCAACGGGCTTCTGACTGCGGCTGAGCTGCGCGAGCTCGACGACCCTGACGCCCCGCCCTTCTGAGACGCGCGTCATGGCTAAGATCGATTTCAACGCAGTCGACGATCCGAACGAGCTGAGCCGCCTGCAGCGCGAGCCCCTCAACACCGAGATCAACGCCGCTGTGGAGCGCGCTGTCGCCGCGGCGGCGCGTCTGGGGCGGGGCTACCTCGGCGCTTCGATCGTCGGGCAGGAATGTGCGCGCCAGGTCCAATACGACTGGTGGTGTTTGCCGGAGCTGCCGTCGCGTGTGCGGCTCATCTTTGACCGTGGCCACGCCTTCGAGCCGCTGATCCTCGCTCAACTGACCTTAGCGGGATTTCTATTCGCGCCGCGGGAGGCGCTCGAGTTCTCGGCTCTTGACGGCTATCTCGCGGGGCACGCAGACGGGATCGTCACTTCCGGTCCCACCATGCCGGGCGCCTATTTCTCTTATCCCGCCGTCTGGGAGTGCAAGGCGCTCAACGCCAAGAATTTCCGCGCCGTAGCCCGCAACGGGTTCAGCGTGACGTTTCCGCGCTATGCGACGCAGGTCGCCCTTTACCAGCACTTCCTCAACAAGCCCAATCCCGCGCTTGTCTCCTGCGTAAACGTCAACACATGCGAGGTTCTTCACCTCGTCCTGCCGTTTGACGCCGAGCACGCGCACCGCGCGATCGGCCACGCTCAGGCGATAATCGCTGCAACTCGCGCTGGCGAGCTCTTGCCGCGCTTCACCAACGACTCGAGCAATTGGCGCTGCAAGATCTGCCAGCATCACAAGCGCTGCTGGGGGCGGGCGTGAGCGGAAAGAGCTTCGAGGCCAGAATCGCCGATTGCGTTCGTTTGTTCGGCTCCGATTCTGAAGGCGAGGCTCGCAATGCGTTCGACGCTCTAAAGCGTCTCCTGAAGACGCATGACGTCAGCTTCACCGATCTTGGGAACGCGATCGAGAAACTGGCGACTGGCGGTCTCGCTGACGACCAGATGCAGCGCCTGTTCGATTCCGGCTACCAAAAGGGGTTCGAGGACGCGACGCGCAAGCAGGTCGAGGCGGAAGGCGCTTTCGGCCTGCGCCCGGACGGATCTCCGGATTGGGAAAGAATCGCGGACTACTGCCAACGCGAGAAGGGGCGCCTCAAGGAGAACCGACATCGCCAATTCGTCGACGACATGGCGTCCCGCCTGACGTGGAGCCGCGAGCCGACGCCGAAGCAGGCGACATATCTGCTGTCGCTATTTCGCCAACTCGGCGGGAGGGTCAAATGACCGTTCCAGTTGACGAAGACACAGTGCGTGAGTTCATCACGATCGTCAGCGAGCACGCGGCTGAGCTCGCCAAGTCGAATGGCAAGTCGGGCGTGCTGCAGCTCACCCGCCTCTCCCCGGCCGACGAGAAATTGGTCCCGACCCGCTTCAATCTCGACAGCGTCGAAGACATGGTGCGCGCCGCGATCGCCGACGCCAACGCTTCGCATAACGTCTATATCGAGGCTCGGACCGTGCGCGCCGACCTGCGCGGCGCCGCGCGCGGGACGCTCGCCGACACCGAGTTTGTGTTCGGCCTCGTCGTCGACGTAGATCACGACAAGGGTAAGGGCGGCGCCGTCACGGTTCGCCCCAGCCTGACGATCGAGACGTCGCCGGGGAACTTTCACTATTGGTACCTGCTGGCCCAACCGCTCGCAGTCGGGCCGGCCAAGGGGCTCGGCGACGCGATTCGCGTTGCGACCGGGGCTGATCAGGACACGGGCGTCGTCAGCCAGCCCTATCGCGTGCCCGGCACGCCTAACTTCCCTTCGAAAGCGAAGCGGGCGCGCGGCCGCGTCTCTGCGGAGCCGACGCGCATCGTCGAGCACTCGGGCCGGCTGTGGGAGCCGGACGAGCTCAAGGCGGCGTTCGCGGTCCAGGCGCCTGCGCCGAACGCGAGCGCGCCCCGCGGCTGCGCAGCTGCGCACGACGAGGCGAGTCTGCCGACCGAGCTCCTGCAAGACATCCGTGACGGCGGCGTCAGCCTTGGGGTCGGCGCGACGGCGGACAAGTCGCGCTCCGGGCTCTTCCATCGCGTGATCGCTGAGCTCAAGAAGCGCAAATGGACAGTTGAGCAGATCCATGCGCTCTTGGAGCGATACCCGAACGGCGTCGCGGCGAAATACGCGAAACGGCTCCGCGAGGAGATCACGCGCTCGTACGGAAAGGTTGAGAACGGCAGCGGCGTTTCGGTCGCGTCAGGCGCTGCAGGCTCCCTAGGAGCAGGGGCCGGCGGCTCGTCATCGCCTCCGCCACCGCCAAGCAGCCAGACGTCGCCGCCAGGCTTTACTCCGAGCGTCCATGTCCTGCCGACGATCCGGCTGCAGGACGGACAATTGCCGCGCGCTGTGATGGAGACCGAGCGGGCGATGCAGGCCGCCGGGATCGAGGTGTACGCGCGCGCTGGGACGCTGGTCTATCCGGTCGGCGAAGCGATGCTGACCGCCGACGGCGACCGGGTGATTACGGCCAAGCTTAGCGATTTTACGACCGATTCGTTCATCGAGCCGGTCGCGGAGAGCGCAGTCTTCCAGCGCTGGAGCGTTCGTCGCCGCGCCTGGGTCGATGTCGACCCGCCACTGCAGCTGGTGCGCACGGTGCTATCGCGTGAGCGCAAGTGGGGGTTCCCGCGCGTCGCTGGGATCGTCACGACGCCGACGCTCAGGGCTGACGGCTCGCTGCTCGACGCGCCCGGCTATGACCCCCGCACCGAGCTCTATCTCATGCCGGGAGTGATGCTGCCGACTATTCCCGCGGCGCCGACCCGGAAAGAGGGGCTCGCGGCGCTCAAGCTCCTGAAGGACGAGCTGTTCGCCGAATTCTCGTTCAAGCAGAAGAGCCCGGCGATCGACCTCGCGGTCGCCCTGGCCGGGCTCCTGACGGCGCTGCTGCGCGGTTCTTTGCCGACGGCGCCGATCATCTTAGTCACCGCCACCGCGCCCGGCACCGGCAAGAGCTACCTGGTCGACGTCATCTCGACGGTCGCCACCGGGCATCTGTGCCCAGTCATTACGGCTTCGCGCAATCCGGAGGAGACCGAGAAGCGCATCGGTGCGGTGCTCTTGAGCGGCAGCGCGATCATATCGCTCGACAATCTGACCCATGATCTCGAGAGCGAGATTCTGTGTCATGTCGCCGAACGGTCGATTGTTCGGATTCGCATCCTCGGCCGCTCCGAAATGCCGCTCTGCGAGTGCCGCACGGCGCTCTTCGCCACTGGCAACAACGTCGCCTTCAAGGGCGACATGGTGCGGCGCGGGCTCCTATGCGCCCTAGAGGCGCTCGAAGCGCGGCCGGAGCTGCACGAATACCAGCACGACGTCCTGGCTCGCATTCACGCCGAACGGGGCAAGTACGTCGCCGCGACGCTGACCATCGTGCGCGCGTATCTCGCGGCCGGCTCACCGAAGGTATGCAAGCCGTTCGGCTCCTATCATCGCTGGAACGCGCTGGTGCGCAGCCCGCTCGTCTGGCTGGGCGAGCCCGACCCGATCGACAGCATCGACGAGATTCGCAGGGAGGACCAGACGCTGTCGGAGCTCCTGGAGCTCTTCTCCATGTGGGAGGGCTTCCTGCTCCTCGACACGATCTACACGACCGCGCGGATCATCGAAATCTCCGACGAGGCGGCGACGCCGCCTAGTTTCCGTCCGGAGCTTAAGGCCTTCCTGCTCAAGGTCGCCGCTGCGCGGGGAAATCCCGGCGCCGTGTCGCCCGAACGACTTGGCAGATGGCTGCGCAAGAACAGTGGGCGCGTCGTCGACTTGCCGGGAACAACTCCGCCCGAAAAGGGCCGCCTCGTGCGCGGGCAGGACCGGGCGAATGTCCTGACGTTCCGTCTCGTGAAGGACTAGTGAATGATGTGCAATGCAGGGGATGCGGGGGATTTTGCCTTTTTTCCCTTCTTACGCGTGACCTCGCAATATATACGTATATGGTGTGCATATATATGCGAGTAATTGCGAGTAATAAGGAGTAAGGCGAAAAACCCCTCTATCCCCCGCAACCCCTGCACCCTTTCTCCGAAAAGAGAGAAGCAATCGCATGTCTGGACAGTCTTTGTTTCTGAAAAGCACTGAATCTGAGGGTCGTAGCGTTCAAGTCGACCGGTTTTTGGCCGCGCGAGGAGCCGGCGACGGAAGGCTGATCTTCGCGCTCGACGCGACCGCGAGCCGCGCTCCTACGTGGGAGCTGGCGCGCGGGTTGACGGGCGACATGATCCGCGAGGCGGCATCGGTCGGCTCTCTCAGCCTGCAGCTTGTCTACTTCCGCGGCGGCTCGGACGGGCCAAAAGAATGCTTCACATCCAACTGGATGTCTGACCCGATCCGTCTCGCCGGGATCATGGCGGACGTCGAGTGCCGCGCCGGCTACACTCAGATCAGCCGTACCCTGGCCCATACGAGGCGCGAGACGCTGAAAGCCAAGGTCGCCGCCCTCGTGTTTGTTGGCGACGCCTGCGAGCTCGTCGACGACAATATCGATCGCTTGTGCAGCGAGGCAGTCGAACTCGGGAAGCTCAAGACGCCGATCTTCGCGTTCCGGGAAGGCAGTGACGTTACAGCCGAGGGCGCCTTCCGCAAGATCGCAAGTCTCTCAGGCGGCGCTTACGGGCGGTTCGACTCCGGCGCGGCCAAGCAATTGGGTGAGCTTCTCAAGGCAGTCGCTCTGTTCGCTGTGGGCGGAAAGGTGGCCTTGGAGGGCCGGAAGGACGCCGCAAGCATGCTGCTGCTCGGTCAAATGAAGAGGTGAAGGAGCGGGAGAGAAGATGCGACGTTGGTCGCCCTATTTCCCTTCGGGCGTACCGCCCTCCAACCCCACCCCTCAAGGCGGGGTCTTTCTTTGTCTGGTCTACGAACTGCCCCTCGCCAGCCGCAGAAGACATCGCTGTAGCTTTCGCCAGCGCCGCGGTGCGCGAGAAGCCAGTCGACAAACTTGCGATCGAGCGAGATCCGCATTTGTCCGTTCCGACCTTTGGACCTCGGAGCCTTACCGGTGGTCGCGCTGGACCCCGTCCGCTAATTGCCGGTCGCCAGGCGCCCCGCCCTCTCACGCCTCACTCTCGCGCGAGGATCGAGTCACGGCATAATCCCGCCTCAGTGCCTAATCTTTACGGCCCCCTGCCCGGCGCCGCGCTGCGGTTTGTCGCGAAGGCCGAGAAAGCGGATATATCTGTCGAGGGCCTGTACTTATGAGGTTGTTTCCTGCTGCGCGGGCGCCGCACCTCGACGAAATCGCGAAAACCTAGCGCGCGCGCCACCGCTCGAAGGCCATGATAACGCGCGCGTCTTGAGCCATAGTCATAACCCGACAATTGCATCTTTGGCTTTTGAGAAGATTGTGCCATTTGCCTATCCTCCTTGTTTTTGAAAAGGGCCCCCCCGGGAATTCAGACACGGGACAAAGTTTGCGGACACTGGGCGACGAAAAGCGGCTCGCGCCCTACAAAAACGCGGCTGGGCCTTACGTGTTCCAGAGGATGTTGGCTAAGCGCGTTCGTGGCCGTTCGCTCCCGATCGCTCCCCGAGATCGCCTGCCCGGCCGTGCAGGCTCTACCCATCACGCCTCACGAGCACCTCCAATCCACTGCCGGCGACTATGCCGAGAAGGAAGGCCGCAGAGAGAGCAACCGCCATAAAACCGCTAATCATATCTTTCACTCCTCGACCGCCACGATTCTAAGAATGGGCGCGCACGCCGTATTTCAAAATCTTCTCGCCTTTTGATGAAAACCGTCACTTGCTGCTTTCGTCGCCGGCCTATCGAACACAGTAAGCGATCCGGATTCATGAAGCGGCAGCGGTTCGCACCAGTGCGAGGAAAGCAGCGCCAATGATACAATCAGTTCTTCCCCGGGTCGCGCTTCTGCTCTCGCTCGCGGGTTTCGTCGGGGCCTGTCAAACCGAGCGCCAAAGCATTCCCAATCTCACATTGGCGGAGGCCTTGAGGCTCCCGCCCGACAAGCTCCCAAAAATCTTCAGAGACCCGACCAATCCGTACGGCTATCCGTACAATGTCCATGAAACCGAGGGACTATGCCGCAATCCTGACGATTGCTCCCGATGGGGCTGCGTCGATGTCGGGGGCGGCCATATGTGACGGCGGCGGGCGCGTGACGGGGCGGTACAGGCGGATAGCTTATCCGCCAACTGGGCGCCATTTTGTTGGCTGAAACGCAGACGTGCCGTCGCTGACGCGGTTTTTACTCGGTAATCCATGCATATTGGGCGGATGCAGTATGGGCCAAGGGCCCGGACGCCGAGAGGACTAACCTTTCGACGCCCGAGCCACAGCCTCGCGTCACCAAACGAAGAGACTTGAA